CTTGACCCGCGCCTGTTGTTCACACGCACTACCAACGCCACCTTCATCAACTCGCAGGGCTACGTTGAGTGGGCTGCTGCAAATGCGCTGTCAAACTCTGTATTTGCTGGAGCAAGCGGTGCAACCCAGCCGACCGGATGGCTTGTCCAGTTTATAGGAGGAACTGGAAGTTTCACTCTCAATGGAACTGAACTGACCATTTCCAACAACGGAAGCGCAACGCGCTCGCGCCTTTATCAAACTGGTCCAACTGGTAATGGCCTTCCTGTTACTGTGCAACTCAAAGTTGTTGCGAACAACACAAGCGGGATGAGTCTTGTTGAGTTGCTTGCGTTCTCAATCAATGGATATGTATCGGGTTCACAAGCAGTTTACAAAGTAAACGGAACCACTCAAACATCCGGTTTTACCGGATGGGTTGCAGGAGACACGGTTACTTTGACTTGCATTCCAGCAACTGGATTAGCAGCAACGTGTGTGTTTGGACTCGGTGTTTCAGCAACAGTATCAACTTCCGCTTCTGTAACCATCAAAGATGTTCAGATCGAACCGGGATCTGTTGCGCGTTCATACATTGCGACAACTACTAGCGGTGCATACCAAGCACCTCGCTTCGACTACGACCCCACCACGCTGGTTGCTAGCGGACTGCTGATTGAGGGAAGCGCGAGCAACTATGTTCTTCGAAGCGAACTTAATCCGTTCGCATCTCCGACATGGCAAACTGCCGGAACCACACTTCCAACAATTACTACTGGATATACCGGGAACGGTTTTGCTCCAGACAATACTTCTAATCCAACGAGAGTTCAATTTGCCGTAAATGGTGGAAGCGCAAGTCGAATATTTCAGCCGACTTCGTATGCAACAAATCCAACTACGGCTAATCCATATACAGTTTCGGTATGGATGAAGAGCAACACTGCTGGAACCAACTACACGATTAACATTCTCGGAACTGCTGGAAGTAGTGCTGTCACTGTTACTCCGACATGGCAACGATTTACGCTGGTAAACACATCTGGAACTAGTCTTGTTGGATACGTTTATATTTCCAACGAGTCCGGTTCTGTTGCTGCTGATGTACTAATTTGGGGCGCACAACTTGAAGCAGGAAACGGCGCATCCTCGTACATTCCGACCGGGGTAAGCACGGGGAACAGGGCGTATGACCATTGCTACGCAACTGGCACGAACTTCACTTCGTGGTTTAGTACCGGGGCAGGGACTTTGGTTGCTGTGTCGGACAACACGAAAAACAATACGCAGAATTTGAATGCGACTATTAGCGACGATAGTACGAGTAACTATCTCCGCATGGGGTTCAAGGTTGGCGGAGCATCAAACGAATATCTGTTGACCACCGTTGGCGGACCATCTTCATTTCAGGGAGCAGCAGACAGCGGATACGCACCTGCGCTCAACACGGTCTACAAGATGGCGTATGCGTGGGATACCAACAATTTTGCAATCGTTGCCAACGGCGGCGCGGCTGGTACCGACACATCTGGAACGCTTGCTGGCGCAGGAGTGCTTACGAGAATGGTCATTGGTGGAGATTTCGTTGCAGTTCCCAATGACATCTATTTCAAGAACGGCCATATCCGCTCGTTGAAGTATTGGCCGACTCGTCTTTCGAACGCCCAACTCCAAGCCCTCACCACAGGATAAAAACATGGACTACCTACTCCGCGCAAATACAAAAGAACAAATGGAACAAGCTTTGATTAATGCTGCTTTACTTGAAGTACGCACAATTGATGGACAAGAAGTTAAACTTCCGGTTTCAGGTGTTTATGTTGACCACATTGGAACAATTACAAAGCCAGCCATAATTGAGGGCGAAGGTGAGGATATGGTCATTACACTCCCTAGCACAACAGATACACGCTGGCATACTAATATTCGTGTCACCTTTGAATTAACCGAAGAACAGATAGATGCTCTTCCACAGGTCGATCCACCTCCTGCAATTCCATACCGAGTATTTATATAATGGCAAAGAAAACATATAAGTGTAACTGTGGTAAGACCACAACATGCACTGGTAAAGACGCACAAAAAATAATGTACCCAAAGAAAGGAAAGAAATGAAGAAACCAATGAAGAAGGCAGTCAAGAAGGCTGCTGAAAAGAAGATGGCAGCTGTTAAGAAGTGGGCTGCTAAGAAGAAGTCTTATTAATTTTTAACCCTAACGAAAGACACACACTATGAATGAAGAGACTCCCGATATGATGGAACAATCTTACGAGACTCCAGTAGTATCACAGGAACAATCTCTTACATCGACAGCAGAGGATGCTATTCTCTCCCGTGAGAAGGCTGCTTTTGACGCTTATGTAAGAAACCAAGGTATGGCTGTTCCTGAAAACTTTAAGGACGCAGGAGCTTGGTTTGAAAGTCTTAAGACTGCTCAAAAGGAATACACCAAGTCACGGCAGGAAGTAGCAGATCTAAAGAAGAAGTACGAGCAGAATCCCACTACAGCAAACCCAGTCAAACAGGAAGCTGCTCCAACAAAGGAAGAGATTCCTGTCGTACCAGAAGTTCTGAAGATTCCAGAGAAGAAGGTAGAAGAAGTTAAAGCTGAAACTCCAGCTGTTGCTACCGAAGATGATTGGAAGCAGTGGACTGTTGAGTTCGCTACTAATAATAATCTATCTACTGAAACTCTAGACACGATTAAAAAGAAGACCAATCTACCAGAATCTATTATTAGTGAATATATGATAGGTCAAAAGGCAAAGCTAGAGATTGCTTATAGCAAGGCTGCTGAGCTTATTGGTGGAAAGGATCAACTAGCAAAGATGTTTGATTGGGCAAGTAAGAATCTTACCCAAGCCGAACAGAATGCAATCAATCAGAACCTCGCATCACCTTCTTGGGATGTTGCTCTCTATGGCCTACAGGCAAAGTTTGCCAAGGCTACAGGGACAAGCAAGGCTGCTGAACCAAAACAAACAGCCAGAGGACAAGTTCCAATGGCAAGCACTCAGCAAGGAATTACCGCTTACCAAACTAAGCGAGAGTTCATGTTTGAGCGGAATGATAGACGGTTTGAACTTAATCCAAAGTTCCGCGAATATGTTGAACAGCGGATGTTACGAACCGACTTTACAAAACTACCCAAATAATCCGTTCCGAGACAACGGATTGACTGAGAACAGCCTATGGGTAAATCCCCCGAGAGGTAATGGATGACCCTTGGCTGGACTCACTCAAACAAGTAGACTCCTTTAGGAATAATCGAACGATTGAGTTTATTTTATTGTCTCAACTTTTTAGTCTACTTATATAAGGAATTAATACTATGCCAATTTCAGGCGATAATATTGGAGCAAGCGATTTTGCACTACAGCGTACATCAATAAGTGCAGCTACAGCAGGTGGAGCAGCAGGAGCTAACAAGCTTTGGCTACCACTCTGGTCTGGTGAAGTAATCAATACTTACGATCAGTACAATGTATTTGAAAATCTAATCACAACCAAGAGTCTTACTGGCGGCTACTCTTATGAGTTCCCAGTTACTGGTACTGTCACTTTAAACCCATCTTGGAATGCTGGTATTGAGCTTGGTGGTGGTGCTTCAACTTCAACCACCTTCAAGGTAAACCTTGATGCTCGTCCAATGGCTGCTCACTTTGAGACAGATAACATCGACATGCTTATTAGTCAGTGGGATTACCGCTCAGAACTAGCTCGTCAGACTGGTGTACAGCTCGCTAACACCCGTGACCGTCAGATTGTTTCTACTCTCATTGCTGCTAGCGTAGTGGCTCCACTTGCTTCAGATCCCCGTAATCTTACAGTAGCAAACTTCCCAGCTCCAGTAGTTGTTGATACTACTGCTTCAGCTATTGGTGTTGCTGTTAGTGGCTGCACTGAAACAGCTGCACTTAACATTCTACAGGCAATCGAAAACTATCTTGTATTTATGCAAGAGAATGATTTCCCTGTTCAGAATGTTTATTGCGCTGTAACTCCAAAGGTTTTCCAAGTCATTCGTGCGCTTGGTATTCCTCGTTCAGCATTTACTGCTGTTACAAGTGCTGGTGTTGTTGGTACATCTAACGTAGTTGCCGCTACTAATAACTATGGAAATAATCCACTCTTCACTGGTAATGATGAGTACGGTGCTGGTGCGCCAATCAGCGTTGGTATGAATCAGCTCTCTGATACCCTTGATTACATGGGCGTCAAGATCATCAAGACCAACCACATTCCTCGTGTTGACCTTACTGGTGCTTCAATTGGTATGGCTAAGTACAACCTAGTTTGCAACACTGTAAACATCTTCGGTATGATCTTCCAGCCAGAAGCAATTGCTGGTCTATCCTTACAGGGAATGAAGGTTGATACTGTACAGGATGTTCGTCGCAACACCCAGTTTACCGTAGCAAGTATGCTAAAGGGTACTGGTATCCTCCGTCCAGAACTTTGCCAGCTTCTCGTTGGTACTACCAGCGTTGCTGCTGCTAATGAGTCTGCCGAGATTAATACTCGCGCTTTGCTAGCTGCTATCTTTGGTACTTCTGGCTTCGGTGCAGAGTACGCTGTAACTGCCTAATGATCTTATCCACTTCTGAAAGGGGTTTAGTTTGTTTACTAACCTAGCTTGAAGAGGAGGTGATCATTATCTACCCCCGGCTCCCTTAAGTGGGAGCCGGGTGGTTTTTTTTCTAAGGAGGCTATATGGGCTTAATTACTAAGTTACAAGCAATTAACCAAATGCTGTTGGCTTCAGGTGAAAACCTTGTAGCCGACCTAGAAGGTGAGTCGGGTATTGATACTGGTATTGCCGACACAATTCTAGAGCAGACTAGTCTTGACTATCAGTTAAGAGGTCTTGCTTCAAATAAATTTATTAAGAAATATGAATTGACCGCTAATGGTACAATTGTATTTCCTACACCAGATAGTGATGAAGAAGGTATTCTAGCGCTTGAGCTAGTCTCAAATCATTTTGCTGCAGATGGTATGACTATCATTAAAGCAAGAGGATTATTTAATTCTTCTCCTGCTAGACTGTGGAATATTACAGATAATACAGATATCTGGAAGTATGAGTCTGGTCCTTACTATATTGAATATACAATGAAACTTCCTTGGGAGAATCTGGAAACTGCAGCACAGCGAGCTATCCTTGCTACAGCTATGCGTCATTACCAGAGTATTACCCAAGGTGACGAAGCAACTGATGCTTTCCTAGGATATCAGGAACAACTCCATAGTATCAAAGGCAAAGCCTCAGATGTGAATGACAAGAAGAAAAACATCTTTTCATCCTCAAGTATTCTTAGAGATGCAGCAATGCGCTCTCGTTACTTTAGTGATCCAAACAGATTTAGGTACTGGCGTACCGGAGGAATTTAATGGCTATACGAAGACGAGGACCACGGGCTGGTTTAGTTACAACTAATCTACCTGTTTATTCCCTAAATAGTGTAGGGCGACAGTCTCCCAATAGACGCCAGCCAAATGAAGCACAGAATATTGACAATGCTCTAGTCTCCCTAGAGCGTAATTTTGAGAAGCGTCCCGGCTTTGAAATTGTTCCACAGAAGACTGTAACTACGGCTTCATCATGGGACATAGGATCAAACTCAATTCGTCTTGATTTATATTCATTAGCCGCTGTTCCTCCAGACCATGATCTGTGGTACTATTGGTATAGCATTAATGAAGACAATACCTTTTTAGTTGTTGTTGACTTTGATGCAACAGCTGATAATGATAAATTGTTCTATATCTTCCGTGTATACCCCACAGGATCTTGGGAAGATCTAACCCCAGCCACACAGACCGCTGCAAGTGGTAAGGTAAGTTTAGTTACTAGAGCATACATCACACACAACCCTAATAACAAGACAGCTAAAGAATCTCTTAAAGCTGTTTCTTTAGGATCAAGTATTGTTATTCTAAATAAGAATGTACGAGCTGGTTTTAGTTCGGATAGTGGTGCTACTGGTGGTAAGTTATTTGATCTCAATGGTGTTGTCACAGCAAATGATGATATTGAGGGTCGTAAGCTTACTTACTATACTGCATCTAAAGTTATGAAAGTATATGATACTGGAGATGATGAAAAGCCAGCAACAGCTGATGATATTCTTCTTGGGTGGAAACCCGGTGTAGTTACAGGCTTAGCACGCTCTGGATCAAATACAAAAATCCAATTAGCAACAACAGCTGTTGCTGTAGATGATACATATAATGGTATGTATATTACTCTAACTAGTGGTACTGGAGCAAGCTCAACAGCTGTTCTTATTACAGATTATGTAGGTAGTACAAGAGAAGCTTCTGTTGCTTCATGGCCCGGTGCTCATCCTGATACTACAACAACTTATTCAATTGCAGTTACCGGTGCCGATTATATCTCAGTAGATGATTACTTTTATTATGAGTCAACTCAACAATACCTTGGTCAAAAGGTAGACGATCTTTCGGAAGTAAAATTACCACCTGAGGCAGATGATTGGTACTCTAATAACTCAAAGCTTACTGCGACTACAGATGACAAAGCGAGATTAATGCTTAAGCCTTTGTATGATCCTGATACAGATTTAAATGGTAAGATTGATGGTCGTGGTAAGATTTTCTTTATGGTTAATCCATATTTAAACTCAACTTCTGGTTTCTATAGAGTTATCTCTTGGAATCCAACTGATCAAAAGTTTTATTATAGTCCTTCAGATACAACTAAAGGTATTTATAAAACTAGTGGCACAACTGGTGGTGTAGTCCACACAACCGAAATCACAACTACAGGTCGCCCTTATCTACAGAAGGTAAGAACACCTGATGAACACTCCTACATTGATCCCCGCAGAATGCCACAGAA